ATGGTAATCTGAGAGCGGCATAAGCTCGTCACGCCAAAGTTTGAAATAATCCTGATTAATAAGTTTATCATCGCAATCAAGCCAAAGTTGATAATCTGTTTTTCCCTGCGCAAAGTTGTAATTTCTCGCGGCAGAAAAATCATTGATCCATGTGAAATTCGAAACGGTACAACCAAGATTCTTGGCCAGTTCAATAGTTGAGTCAGTTGATCCAGTATCTGTCAGATAGATCTCATCGACACAGTACTTGACTGAATCGATCAACTCTTTGAGATTGTGAGCCTCGTTTTTTGCAATGACATGCAATGATAAAGATTTCTTCATAAATAACCCCTGCTAGAGAGAATATTTAAAAAGATTTAACACTGTCAAGACTTCGATGCAGTACTTGACGTGTTTGATAGAGTTTTCTCAACCAATAAGGTCGAGCTACCACGGCTATAGACGTCCCACGTGAGAGTTGACTTGTTATAGGTCGCATTCCCCTCTTGAAACTCCTGAACGCGCTTAGCAAATCCAAAGAGTGTCGACGGATCCGTTGAAGAATCACCGAAAGAACTGACTGAATTTCCAATCTGAACATCTGTTTGATCAACAGGATCGAGAACGCCTGTTAGATATCGACTCGAATCAGAGACGCTTGAACCACCGTCTAGGCAAAATTGAATCGCAAGAGTTGCAGCATATGACCAACCATATATTCCAGTTCCTGCAATCGTTTCAGTAATAGATGGAGGAGCCAGCGTTGCACCCGTTGCTGTTTGAAAAATAATAAACGTCGGACTAAGTCCCGTGACAAGCCTTGGATCTCCACTTGTGAAAGTCGCTGAATATCTTACTGACATTTTTTTACTCCTCCGTGACTAATTTTAAACCCTGAGGCTTCACCTCTAATTTTAATGCTGCCGCAATCCCTTGCGGAGTTCTATCCTCTAAATTCTTTTCAACTGCAAACCAACCCACAAGCTCAGGCATTCCTAACTTCAAACCCATCGCAGCCTTTACCTCTTTGGGCATAGGTAAGTGTTCAAGGTGTAAACTCGTGCCCTTTACTTGTTGCTGGTGCGCTCTGTATTCCGTAACAGCTTTCCAATTGTCTGGCTCTGATTGTTCAATGCCATTTGGATACTGCGCGCGTACCTTATCCTGTAATTCACTTGCTACTTTCAAAAAAGTATCAAGCTGCCTCTTCACGTCCTCAGCCATCACAAGAGAATTCTCAAGCGCTGTGCTAGCCTTCAAATGTGCGGCTTTTGCTCTTAATTCTTCTTGTTTTGTTTTTGCTAAGTTTAACGCTTCTTGTGCGTCGAGGAGATTTGCCTCAGCTTCAAGAGCCTGAATCTTGTAATCTTTTAACGATTGAGCCCTGCTATATGATTCCTTTAGCGCCTGGTAATAACGTTGCGAATCCGTGATTTTCTCATGCCCATCCGAAAGCGTGCCGTATCTACAGACATAGGAGGACATTCCAAACTGTAACTCTTTGTGTAGTAGTTCTTTGAAACTATCCGCAAGCTTTGCCTCGTGTGAATCGGTGACTTTCAAAACGCTTTCAATCATAAGAACGATGCTGCTCCTTGATATGCGTTTCTGTCTAGGTTTGTTTGTGCCGCAAAAGCCGAACCGTTGTAAGAGTAAACAGCGTTCGAGCTCGCACCACCGATAGATAACGCTCTTGATTGAGATGCTGCGCAAAATCCTTGCGGTGCAGCACCGCCCTGAGATGTGGGCGCAGTGATTGACGTATTCCAACTTGAACCGTTGTATCTAAACGCCGCTGTATTTGCTGATGAACCCGATGCGTACATGCAAATAAATGCAGCCCTCAAAACCGTGTCGTTCATCGTAGCTCTTGGCTGTGTCGCGGTTCCTGCTGCTGTTGCAGTGTTCACAGAATCCGCGGTCGTTCTTGTTTCAAGTAAATCTTGAATTACGTTGGATGTATTGAACCCGCCAACACTATATAGAACCCCTGATATTTCAGCCGTACCGCCTTGTCCAAGTGGATTAGGCCAGTTAGTAGCTGCAACCCAAGCTGTGCCATTCCATGAATCAGCATTGGCGCCAGCCGTCGCAATCGTCCCACCAGTTGAAACGCCTTTCGATGCGTAATACTGATTTTTCCCTCTAAAAGTCGTGTTTTGATTCCATGTTCGACCTGTCGTTCGACTTGTAAATGTCGCCCAGCTTGCACGATTGAATTGTCGGCTCGAAGTCGTTCGAGCTTCTGCGGTCGTGTTGTAATCTACTACAATATGCATGTTTGCAAACGCAGAATCTGCGGCACTTGATCCAGTTCCCGACACAGAGTCGGCAACACCTGAAAGCCATGAAGTTGAATTGTAAATACTTACCAAAGCATTTCCAGCGGTGTAATCTGAACCGCTTGACCCGTGAGAAACAATCCCAACACCTGCGTTCGGATCATCTGTTTGCGCAAGAGTTTGCAGTTGCACCCATCGATTCCACATTCTCACCCAAACGGTGCCGTCTTTAGGATTCGCGCCCCAAAGGTCTCCGTCTTTTGGATTTTGTGGCGTATCGCTTTGAGCATATACAGCAGGGATAGAATCAAGATCGCACTGCGCTTCAAATGTTTGTAAATTCTTCATTTCGCCATAAGGCCGAGTGAAATCAAATGCGTTAAGAATCACTAAACTTGCACGATTTGAAACTGCAACGGAATGAAAGCCTAACGTTGCAACACTATAAAGCTGGTTAAGTGTTGCGCTCACTGATTGGCCATCGAGTAACACGGTCAAACTTGCAGACTGAGACCCAATCAATGCGAAATCTTTACCAAAATAATTCATTTGCAAAACTGAGTTTGTGCTTGATCCCTGCGCCCACACAGCGCCAGGCATTGCGGCACTCGCACCAAACGTCCACGCTCCAGTTAAATAAAACTGATCAGCGTATACACGTCTAAACGTTCCAACGGTCATAAGGGACGCATTGACTGCGCTTCGATTGATCTGGGAACCATAAACATCCATCTCACCTAATCGGCCAAGAGTAATGCTTGCGGGAGGCGCAAGATTGTAAAGATTGATCTGGCTTATGACTGTGTTCATCATCGAGCCGCCAAAGCCTAGCTTAAACGTATTCCATCCAGGCATCCCGTCAGTAAATATAGTTTGTTTAATTGTTCCGGTGACGCCTTGGTTTTGTGAGGACGTTACAATCCCATTCACTCCAAGAGTTGCATGAATTACTGATGTGATTCCAGGAAATGGAATGTATTCAATTTCTGCTGCTTGGAAATTTCCGTCAACCTGAATGAACGAGTTAACGCCTGATGGAATCACTCCTCTATATCCATCGATTGCAGACATCGTTAAGCTCTGACCAAATACTCTCCAACGGTTATACGGATCAGAATATAAATTCGTACTCGTTGAATTTAAAAACGCGTATTGATTAATAGGCTGAAACGCAGAGCCTAGATCGATCACACTTTGAAGCTGATGCATGGTTGCGCTAATGGCTTGCGTTGTTCCAACGTTGAATGCTTTAAATACTGTCCCACTCACGCCCATTGCAAGAGTCGGAGAAACAGTCAACGTGTCTGTAGATACAGAAGTCACAAAGTGAAGCGCAAAACTTCCACCGTTGTCTCTTAATCCAATACCTGAACCAATTGGAAAGCTTGCGCCCGATCCAGTTGCTACAGTGATAGTATTAGCACCCGATGCGCCTAGTGCTGTAGACGTTGGCGCTGTTCTTTGATTCGCACTCAATGCATAGGCGTTCAATGTGGTTTTATAGGCTAAAACCTTCCCGCCGTTGTAATTCGTAAAGGTTGGAAGAGAAACGCCACTTCCTGATGTTGTGGTGTATTTTGTTTTATCGATGTATGTAGAGCCAGGCAAAAAATCAACTGTCTGAGTAGAGTTTTCAAAGTAAACTCCAATACCTGCAACGTTTAAAACTGATGCGGTTGATGTAACAAGCTGGTAGGTATGTAGATCTCGTGTCTCATTACTTGATGCGTGAACTCCAGCAGAATAGTAATTGATCCCACTCGATCCGTTTGCGTTATCTCCAATTGATACGCTAGTTCCATTTGTTGCGCCGTCTACCTTAACTGTTGCGGTCGTTGAAGCAGTAGGAACAGGATTAGTAAAGAAATGAACACGTCGTCCGTATGTAGTTAACGCGAAATAATCGCCCTCTGATTTAATATCAACAGAGAGTCCATTTGGTAAGTTTCTTAGTCTACAGTTACCCACTACAAATGCGTAGACGTTTGGATATTCTTCGTGAAATATAACTTTATATGTTGGCTTATTATCAAGCCATTGAGAGCGATCGCTTAGAAGTAATAGATCTTTAATCCAAAGCGTTTTATAAGAAAACGTGGGAGCGTCGCTATTTGCTATATTTACGCTCACCGGATTTTTAGCAACTGAAGTTGAAAAACCAGTATTATTGGTAGCGGCCAAAGAGAAATCATCGAAGGCATCATTCACAAAGTCTTGAGCGTCTTGCCCTGCTGCGCCCGTTGGTTTGAAAAAATTAGCCATTCTTTATTTCTCCCGTCAAAAAAGAGGGCTCAAGGCCGAAACCCTAAACCCTCCTCATTCATGTTTCTTATATATTAAGTCGCAGAACCGAAATGCGAAACAATGTCCTGAGTTTTCTTTACAACCACTTCAAATACAGGGTAGTTGGCGCCATTGTTCAATCTGAATTGAACCATGTCACCAGCGATGAGATTGAGCAATGAGCTGCCTGACGAAACCAAGGAAACCGATAGGTATCCAGAGGTTCCAAAGGTGGGCACAACAAAAGAGGCCCCTAGGCCGCTTATTGTGGTGAATCCAGTACCAGGAATGAATCGCGCTACCTCAACCGATGAGGAAGAAGTCGCTGCCGCTCCTTGAGCTGTTGCAATAACAGCTTGCAGGGTACAAGGAAAAGGGATCGGACCAATTTGCAAAGTTTGACCAGTGATGATCGAAGCTCCGAAATTGTCAATAAATGATACTTTTTGTTCTGAGGCATCTAATGCCTTATTAGTAATGGCCATTTAAAATATTACCTTTCTAATTTTTGTTCTAATTTTTTTCTGACGTCAGTTTTGTCCATCGATGAAACGTTAAAATCCTTAAACAGCTTTTTAAAATGACCATGGATTTCATAGGTTGCGGCTTCGATTTCAAGCTCTCGCTCTTTATCTACAGCCCTTTCATGTTGCTCGTGGGATGCATAGAATTCTTCTAAAACAGAATCAGATCTTTGTGCGTCGATTCTCTTTAGTCGATCCATGAGTCTTTCGATTCCACAATCAACAGGATTACCTTTGATGCTCCATGTGTCAGTTAAAGGGAGAACTGTTTGAGGATCTTTTACGGGGTAATAAATAGTGTCGCCATTATATTCAAACGCTTCATATTTAACGGCGTTACGGATGACAAACATCATTCCGTTTTCTGCACGTTTCACGTAAAGCATCGGATCATACGCCTTAACTATTTTTGTTAACTCCCATTCACGCCTCATCTTTAGACCTCGTTTAATTATGGGGAAATGTAGTTGTACAAAGCAGCACAAGCAGAAGGCTGGCTATTGAACATATTTGCGAAGAAACGCATACGAATCTCGAAAGAATCGCTGTCAGTTTGCGCAATAAGTCCAGAACCAGTTTCAGTGGCTTGCTCAAGCTCGTTAAGAACGTAGAGTTTCAACACGTCCGAAGGAATCATGTAGATCCGTTGTGGAAGATCTTTATCAACCATGATTGGTACGTTGTTGAATGACAACCCAATGGATTTAGCGCCCTTCCATTGTCTGTTATCCATGGTCTCGCCGGAGCTAATATAGCGTCGGTCTGCCTGAAGCAATTTGCCATAGTACCTGGACGAGTCGAAATCCATGAGAAGACCTTGATATGAACCGTTGCCAGTTCCCCCGCGTCTAAGACCTAAGTTCCAAGCAGTCTGCATCGCATCGATGGTTAATTGACCACCAGAAACGTTTACAAGATTTCCTTGAAACTGTGGGTAAGCAGATCGATCAATTCCGTAGATCGTGGATGTTCCGCCGTCAAGCGCATATCCAAGACCTTGAATTTCTGCATTGTATGCTCCAGTTCTTACAATCAAGTCACCGCTTGCAGCAGTAACAGGAGTATCGAGTGTTACGGTTGCCGTAGTTGTTCCAGTAACAGCCGTTACAGTTACGCCTGTGGCTTTGTACACCCCTGCCGAACTGACGATATCGATAATCATGTCAGGGAAAATGAATTTAGAACCGTCTTCAGTGGTTCCTTCACGTCCTTGAACAGAAATCGATTGAGTCGCGACAGCAGCTGCGGAAAGTTTTCCGAGTGTCCCAGTTCCATCAAAACCCAATTGACGATTGAGATCAGATTTAAGATCAACGTATCCAGCTTTAACGACGGCATCTAATTGACGAAGAAACGCGCCTTTGTCATTTTTAGAAGCTGCGATAATTCCAGCGGTTAATCCAGTTCTCAACCAATTATATTTATGAGCTACAACAGCTTGGGAGGTCTTGTATCGACCGATTCCAGGCATATTGCCGCCGTCGGTTCCTGCACCGATGCCTTGATTACGATTTAGCTTCAAAGCAACGTAAGTGGCATCACCTGCAACGCCTGCTTTTGATTTTTCAATGAACGACATAACAGGCATGTCATTGTTCAACTGATCGACCATACCGTCGATATAGAATCGTTTAAGAAGTGCGCCTGTTTCATTGACGACACTTGAGAATTGATTACTCATGTAATCCCCCTATATATTTTTAAAGCTATTCAATACCTAAAGCTTTACTCATTTCTTTGAACGAATCCTTCAGCGCAAAACGTTGAGGAACTTGCCCTGGAATTGAGCCACCTGCTTTGGTGTCTTTAGCTTTGTTGTTAATTGTTTTAGTTTGCTGAATGTTCTCAGAAAGCCATTGCTTTTTGAGCGCATCCATCTTTTCGTGGCTTAGCTTGTAGGCTTGTTCCCATAACTCAGCGGTTGCGGGAGTTCCATTTGCTAATGCTTGGCTTAGCACTGCTTCGACTTGTTCAGGTTGGGCAAGTGAATACTTGCTTTTGTTCTGAGTGTCCCATGCTTGCCATTGTGCGATGGTCGCGGCTTTTTCTCTCTCTGTTACGGATTCCCTTAACGGGTTGATCTCTTTAGAGATGAGAGCCTGGACCTCTTGTAAAATTTGTGACTTGCTAATTCCACTTTGTTCGCTTGGTTGCTCTTCAAATTCAGCAACAAATGAGTGGAATTTAGCAGGATAAGTTTCTTTAAATTTTGAAACAAGATTTGGATATTGCTTCACCATGGATAGATCGTGCTGCAAATTATCCCAGTACTTTGCTTCCTGTTTTTGTGCTTCAAATTCTTTCTTCGTCGCTGCAATTTCTTGCATCTTCTTTGTGTAATCAGATTGACGAAGTAAATTTTTCTTAAGCTCATCAAGAGTGAATTCTCTGTCCTCAAACTTAAATTTACCGTCTTTAACGAGATCTTTAAGGTCTAAAATTTTTTGCTCTTGTGGTTCGACAGGTGTTTCAGCTGCTTCAGGTGCTTGAGCTTGCTGAACAGGTTCGGGCAACTCTTGAGGTACTTCAGAAGGTGCAGCGTCAGGCGCTTGTGCAAGAGGTTCGTCTTTGTTGACGTTGTCTACTACGGCGCTAATGATGTCGTCTAATTTAGGAAACGCCATAAAGTTACTTCATTCCCTTCATGAGTTTCTGAGGTAAAGATTTCTCTTCTTCCATGTCGCCTATTTCGTCTTTGGATTCTTTTGGTTCGATTTCAATTTCAACGGATGACTCGTCGCTTGGTACGAGTTTGAAGCTCGCGTTTTTAAAGTAGTCGGCAATAGCCTTCTTCATGATTTCGTCTTTCATAGACCTGTAACCTCTCCTTGTGGTTCTTGTCCTAATGCTTGTGGTTCTTGTTGTTGCGGTACTGGTGGAGCTTTATGCGATTGTGGAAGTGTTTGCGTGATGCAAGCCTCCATCATGTCCATCAGCATCGCTTGAATCTGTGGAGCTAATTTTTCGAACTTATCGCCTAGACGATATTCGTTGAGTTTTTGCAGCCATAAAGGCGAGTTATCAAAATCTGTCGGATAGCTTGGAATTCCTTGCTCAAGCTTCTCGATGACTTTTTTGATCTGCATCTGATCAAGGTTCTGTTTCTTCCAAGCCTCTTGAACATCACCGAACTCAAGTAATCCAAGAACGTTTTCCCTGACCGCTGCATCGGCTGGATCTCCAAATAGGCCGCGTTCATAAATATTAAGTATGTCTTGCCTCATCATGGCCTGACTATTCGGGAGTGTAGATCCACGTCTGACAATGACATCGGTATTGTCTTTAATGTCAGCGCCTAGGAATGATGAAACCCTATAGCCTTGATTCGATGCTTGCTTTAGTAAGCGTTCATTTTGAATATATTTTTGAGCATATAAAAGAATCAGGCGGCCAACCTTGGCCCATGAATGCTCATCTGCCTCCGTGATGATCCCGATCCGGGTTGCATCTGCCTCCAAGAGGATTTGCATCCCAACCCCACTAATTGAAGAACTCGGAATCTGCCCACGGGCTACGTCTGAGACGCCTGCTATTTCATAAAGCGCATTTAAAAGTCTATCCTCTTCCGTATATGCATATTGAGGAATCATCGGAACCTGAACAGGTTGCGGCCTTCCCCCATCAGCGGCGTTGGGGACTGGATCGTATTCAACGATCTCTCCGCTTTCATCATCCATCGCCTCTTGAGCCAAGCCAGCTCCACGTGGAACAGAGTACTTTCCTGCAATGAGTTTATTCACCCATGATGCGCGCTTATTAATCAGGATATTGATCTGTTCCTGAACTGGGCGCATGTGGGTAACAATAGCTTCTGAGTAATATTTCCCACCGACGATAATATCATCGAACTTAACGAATGGGATTTCTCCTACTGGAAGAGGTTTGTCATCAAGTAATGTTTGCCCACACCATGTAATCATGCGGCCTTCTGGGTACTTGATTGATGGTGCTTCGTAGTAGACTTTTTCAACTGCGCAGTTTTTAATCGCAGAGTTTGCTGTCTCTGATCCACCTTGCGCATTCATTGAGTTGATGCGTTGTTGATATTGAAGACCCATAAGAGAGACTTGCTCTTCTTTGATCTGCATTCCCTTTTCGCCGTAAGTTGATTTGAAATAATTAAGCGGCCTTACTTTGGCGTGAATAACAAACGCACACTCATCAAGGGTCTTTGCAACTGGATCAGGATAAAGCTCAAAAGCTGATACGACATCAATACGAATGTCGCCTTCTTTTATGACTTCTCCGGTCATTGGGTCCTGCATCTTGCGACCCTTGTCGGCATCCCAGCAAACTTTGACGTAAGCATGTCCGCATTGCTGCTTCCACATGTAAAGATCAATCCGTTTTCGGTTTAAATCCTCAGCATCCCAATAGTGATTGATGATCGAAATGCCAAGCTCTGCACCCTCTTTGTCCTCAACCTCAGATGAGTTTGGTCTTACTTCGTATTTCGGGGGGAGTTTGCACATCCGTGCAGTTCTGTTTTGAAGCGTAGGTAGAATACGATTGGTCTGAAGCTTCATCTTCCGAACGCCAAGCGTATCTATAGTTCGATACATGCGCTCGGCCTGCGACCAGGTAAGATTTTGATAACCTAAAAGCCAGGCGGAATTTGTTAGCCAAAGTGATTCGTGAGCTGTGCGGTTCGCAGCGCGTCTTGATTCGTCTAGCTTACCTTCAACGTAAGCGATAATACTGCGCTCACTGAGCGGCTGCTGTTCGTTTTCGCTTTCGTTGTCGAGCAAATCCAGTCATCCCTAACCCCTTTAAATGAATTGAATCGAAGCACTTGTGTCCTCAGCGGTCGCATCTTGCTTGGCTGCGGGTTTTTTCGATTCTCTTGGTTTAATTGTATTTGAAATATTGTAGTCGTAAAAGCTTCTTGACATAAGCTTATTAACTAGCTTTTGAACTTGTAGCATCCAGAATATATTTGACGCTAACAAGGCGCACAAAAGGGCCATTTCCATTACTGTGTGTGCCCTTCAACAACTAGAGTAGTTTGGCCGTGAAGTCTTTGATGGGATTGCATTTTTTCAAATGCTTCCGTCTTCTCTTGTGTCCCAGGCTTGTAAACCCGTAGATTTTTGTAATCAATGTAATTCGAATCGCCTAATCCTTGAGGACAGATGTAAGTCAACATATCTTCGTTGGCTTCAATAGCCTTGAGTCCATCGACTACTGCCTTAAAATGTCTGAGCTCGAACATCTGAGGCGTCTCATCTTTGACGGCCGTGTAGTAATCAATAACTGTTTTGGTTGTTTTTGTCCCGACTTCGGGCTTTTTGAAGCTGGTTGATGTAGTGTCGCTCATAATCTTTATCCCCCGGTTGTGGCGCTCTCGGTTTTACGTTTGGTTTAGCTGGATAGTGAATCACAGTCTCAACACTTGAAAGGGCATCAAGTAGATCGTCATGTTTTGCCCGTGGAAACTGCGCTAGTTCCAGCTCTAAATCAAATAACCCCTTGTTGAGATAAGCGTAGCCCCATTCGAAACGTGGCACAAGGCCCATAATCCTCTGTTCTTTGGTTTTATCAGTGCCTGGGTGAATGCCTTTAACAGGAATAATTTCCCCCCGCCTACGCATTTCCTCCGCGATCATATATATGAGTGCCTTTTGATAGGCTACTTCCTCAATTCCCAGGCACATGATCTTTTGCTCTTTACAGACCCTAAAAACAAGGTCTACTAGTTGCGTAGGATTAACCCTATATCTTTGCGCGGTTTTGATGTACCAGTTTTTATCCTCATCGACGGAAACAATCACTAACGCCGTGAAGTCAGAACCTTCTTGCTCGCTCAACGCTGGATCAATAAAAGCAAAGTTGTAAACCTTCTCTGGAATGGCCGAATAATACTTAACCCAAGCCTTTTGGAATGGCGTCTCACCTTCCGGCACAATCTCATTCTGATACTGATTAGCGAATATATAGGAGCCTTGTGTTCGTTTTGCATTATCTAAAAATTCAGAGGTTAAACGCTCGGGGAATAGTAATGATCCATCGTCTTGGATGGCTTTTTTGTATGTTACTGACCACATTCACAAACGTCCGAGTAGATACCCTAGAGTAGTTGCAAAAAATGCAACAACTGATTTACTCCCATAGACTTTAAAAAACGCTTTCGACTTCTTCCATGCACTTTGCTCGACGTACGGCATGAAATCATTCACAACCCCAAACGCTTCAATGTGTTCTGAACGCGCTACACGCTCCGGATACGTTAAAGGCACAACACGACCAGAAACAAACTTCCAATACTGTGGAGAAAACCCTTGAACAGCCGATAAATCAGGGTTTTTTGCAACAATGTGAGCGCCTTCCCATTTCATACGCTCAATCTCGGGGGGATTAACTACTATCCGTGCGTTGTTAAACGTAAACACAACATAAAAATCGTTGATCGCGTCTTTTGGGTTACCTGTGAACCATGATTTCATCCAAAGTACCCCATTGAATAAGCGGATGAGCCGCCACCGCTTGACGTATCAATAGCGTTCTCGTTTTCCAATATCAATCCGCATGCATATATTTGATCGCTGTAATCTGTCCACGAACTGCCATCGTAATAGGTTTTTTGAAATGTCCCATTGAATGGCAATAAAGACGAATATCCAGTATCTGTTCCGCAAGTATATTTATAGCTCGAATAATAATTCGAAGATGTATCACTTTGTGATGACTCCGCTATCGTAATTCTATAGGTGGTGTTTGCACTTAATGACTGTGTAGTTGAAAAATATAACGGAATATATTGAGCGTTACCGTTTGTAGTTTGAGTATTTGGGACGGTCGAAACAGTTGTATCAACCAGAGACGTGCCATTATAAAGTCGATAGCGCAAATTTCCTGTTGGTGTACCGTTTCGAAATATAAAAAAAGTTATCCCAATTACTCGGAATTTTCCATTTGTTGGAGTTGTAAATTTCACGCCGACTTCACGTGTTGAATATGTCGTTTGCGTCACCTCTGTTCCATTGTTATGGATAGCGGAACCATCGTATTGAGGAGTCGTCCCTGTGTCTAAAATAACAATGATACCCGGAGAAGCGGCCACATTGCCAGCAGTCCAGGCAGTTCCGGAATTTGTTGTATGCCGTTTATTATAACCGTAGGTCACGTTATTACCACAGGAGAACACGGGGACAGCGCCGTTAGCTGGATAACGAAACGTGACGTTATTACTAGCCGGCGTCCCGTTTACATTTTTAAAAACTGCCCAGTATTGGCTTCCCGCCGTGTAAGCGGTAGTGAACCCAGTCCATTTGTAAAATCCTGCAGCACTAGGAGTGCTTGAGCAATTTTTTGATTCAATACTTGAACCAGGAACACCACTAGAATCGCTATAAATGTCACAAGTGATGTCACTTGCGACGAGAGTTCCTGTGATCGTTGATAAATAAGCATGAATTTCATTAACGTTAGCGCTTTTTGCAATGAATGAAAAAGCGACCCAGGTCGCCGCAGCGTTGATTGCTTGAGTTCCCATGCCGTTGGCTGGAGCATTCGGCAGGAAGCCAACACATAAACTATTTGGTTTAATTAATGCCATAAATTACTTAATAATAATCATATCGCCAATGGCTTGCGCTATAGCTTCGGCATTTCCTAGATTTACGTTTAAATCGGCTAGTTTCATCGCAATTTGATAAATTAAATATTGCTGCTCAGAGTGTCCGCCTTCATCGATAATATAACCTAGAGTTGATCTAGGCACTGTGAAACTCCCACCTTGTCCATCACCGATCTCAATTTGAGATTCGTCAATATTTAAAACTGTTAATTGAGCCGTTGGAAAGTTTACCATTTTTCATCCCATCCTTGTGCAAATAAGTGTGACAGTGACCCTGGTTACAGTCGATACAGAATCAACATTGAAGCCTAGATAATCACCATCTGTTAAGTTTGTAGTCCATGTGCTTAAAGCTAAATCTTGATTTTTTGTTGCACTCGATAGGGTTGGTTTTTCAGATCCGGCAATTGTATCTGCAACAGTAGGCGGAAAGTTTGCGTAAGTATCTTTCCAGACGTCTACAACGATTGAACCTGATTGATCAGCGACGATGTCCCAACCGGTGATGACACAATTGAAAGGAACTCTCACGTAACCCTTTACGCCAGTCGTAATCGCAGAGCCCCCGCCATCAATTGTAAAGGTACAATTCGATTTCAAAGCTAAGAACGAAAGCTGTCCGGCTGCATTGGTTACTAAAGGGGCAAACGTTGCGCCGTCAGCAGGCGGAAATATATAAGTTTGATTAGCCATGCCCGAAGCGCCGCGAAAAGTAATTTCGTTAGCGCTATTTGCATGAGCGAACCGAAACGATCCGGTTTGTTGATTTGCTACACCTAAACGTAGTCCTAAAATTGTCGGTGAAAACGTCCAACCCGGTGCAGCTCCATCGCTGATCGGAATTGCCCAAGTCGCACCTTGTGCTGTGTAGCGAATCCCTGTTGAAGTTCCGTAAGCCAACCCATTGAGAATTTGAAGGGTGTTCCCTGTGCCCCCCATTGTGATGCCAAGAATGCCCGAGAATCCGCCTCCACCACCGCCCGACACCGTTGACCAAGATAACCCACCGCTTGCGTTGGTGGTTAGAACTTGTCCGTTCGTGCCGTCACCTGTTGGCCATGTGTATGATTGTGCTAGGCTTGATGCACCAGCTGCAAAGGTGATCAGATTATTAGAATTAAGATGTCCAAAACTAAGCGAACCAGTTGCAACCCCAGTAATACCTAAAATCAACGAGTTTATTTGTGGGCTCGCAGTCCATCCGGGGTTAGTCACTCCGCCAATGAGAACTTGATTAGTGCTTCCTTGAGCGGTGTAAACGAATCCAGTAGATGTGCCAACAGCGACGCCTCTATCAGTGAGTGATGCGTTTCCAGTGCCTCCGAGGGTTACGCCCCAAGGGATAGCGAACGTTTGACCACCACCAAGAGCAGACACAGAAGCCCATGCAAGAACACCAGTTGAATCTGTTTTAAGCACTTGATTCGCAGACCCGTCAGCACTTGGAAGAGTGTAGGTTGTCGATGCTTGCCCAGAGATACCTTGAATCTGAATAAAATTCGCAGATCCAGCATGTCCGAATCTTGCGACACCAGTGATCGAGTTAGGGAACCCGATATTGATGTTGTTTACAGTTGGCGTGTTTGTGAACCCTGGAGCGCCAACGCCTCCGACGAATACTTGATTAGTAAATCCTGCAGCAGAGTAAGCAATCTGTGTACTTGTGCCATATGCAACGCCGTTGAGCGTAGTTAAAGTCGCACCTGTCCCGCCGATTGAGATGCCGTAAGGAAGAGCGAAGCTTTGTCCGCCTGAAGCTGCAACGGTTTGAAACGCTAATTGCCCAGTAGTTGGATCAGAGAGAGCTAAAACTTGATTGGTTGTACCAATAGCACTTGGAAGCTTAAGGGTGTAGCCAGCGACCACGCTATGCCCTACAACAGATATAGCATTGACGTTATCTGTAGCATAGAACGCGACGCCCTTAGCTGAACGCATGCCCATTGGATAGAAGACGTCAATTGGACCTGATTGCCCGAATGTCATGCGAAAAATCGAGCTAACGCCTACGTTGAAAGTCGTGTTATCCGCAGTCCCAACAAAATGAATCGTAGAATTAGTTCCAGCGTTCCCACTAAATCCCCAGCCGGTAGCTACGGCCTGTGAAACCCCTGTGGGTATTTGCCAGGTGCCGTCAGCGCGAAGAAATTTAGTCGATCCGTCGCCTGCGGCTGGAGCGGGGACCATCCCAAGAGACCCGCCTGATCCAGCGTCGCCTTGGAAAGCCACGCCGTTTAAAGTGATTTTCTTAGTTGTTGAATCGCCAACAACAGTGATCGATTGGTCGGCTGTAATCGTGAGAGTAGACGTTGCTGTGTCAGCCGTTGGGCTTGTACCTGTTTCGGGTTGAATGATAGTAAAAGCGTTTTGAGCTCCACCACCTGATCCGCCAGCTCCTCCGACCTGTCCTATTCTGCTCATCTATACCCCTTGATTGTAGCCGAATAGGCATTGAATGCTTACGGTTGAAGATGTCGCGGCAACGTAGAACGTGCCTGCACAGTTGAAATAGATAGCACTGCCTCGGTACTGGTAGCCTTGTCCCCAACGAAGTGAAGCGCCTCCGATTTCAAAGCTTCCGCCTGACAGCTGATCTATCAAAACGCAGTTAAGCCCAGGCGTTACAGTTACGCCGAATATTGTCGAAAGTCCTACATTATACCTTTGAGCTGCTAAATAATGGACATCATCACGAGCCATTTTAAAACCCCATCGAGACGCCGAAGACTGTTTTAACTATTTGAATGACAGCAGTTGAACCACTAGCTGCGATGTAAAACGTTCCAGCACAGTTAAGTCCTAACGTTGTGGTGGGGAGTAGAAAGCCATTACCAAAGCTTCCACCGATATTAGTAAGTGCGGCGGTTCCGCCAGTTACCTGAACACCAACGGCATATTGTCCAAAGGTTCCTGTTACTCCCCGAGTTGTATTCGGAGCGATTTGATATTGTTCTATGACCAATCCATTTGATCGTTCTGCCATTTTTTAAGGTCCTTCCGGAATAACAGGAGCAGAGCCATCGCCACTTGATGAGAAGCCCCCAATTCCTACACTTCCAAGAGTAATTGCGCTACACCAATAAAGGTAAAAAAACTCTTCGTCATCCATTAATTTACATTGTGGCTTGCAAAAGTTCAAAAGGCGAGAACTTCGATTGGAAATGAGCCATCTCTTTTGAATTATCGTAGCCTTTACCCATGGTTTTCGAGCCAAAGTGTAAGGCAAAAGCATTCGTATTCACAAACGTGGCTATTCCGTGCAATGCGGCGCGCATGCAAAAATCAATGTCGTTATGACTTCGGTCAAGGAGTGGATCAAGCCTTCCTAGTTTCTTCCAGACAGCAACAGGGATGAACGGGCAGATAAAACTTACCCAAGGCATTCGGTAGTGGATGCCAAAATAGGGCGAATAATATTTCAAGAATTCGAAATCTATATCTTCAAACTCATAACCTGTTTGCTTGTACGGTATCTGCCCGATGAAACGAGTGCCGTGCTCATTGTTAGAAAGGGGGGATAAAATGATTGGCTGCTTTTGTAGCGTTCTAAAGTAAAGATTCTCCATCTCCTCGACCGATCTTTGAGTCAAATAAACGTCATTAGACATGAGCGCCGTCAATTCTGTGTCGGGCTGCAAGTGATCAAGGAAGTATTCGACTTTCTTTGATGCGTTATCGAGTGCTTTATCGATGTGAAGAATCGCTCCTGGAATAGAATCGACCAATCTTATCATTTCATTACTTACCTGATCTGTAGAGCTAACTACAGTGAGGAGTGGCAGAGACGTTTGAAGCTTAATGGATTCTATAGCTTTAAGCGTATACTTTTCGGTCTCTAGCTTATGATGGCTGATTATTATCTCGGTTTTCGATTTCATGAAAAATCCTGATTATCGGCAAATGAAATAATTCAAGTATAAACCCACCAACAGTCGTTTTCTTAACTTGTTTCTTCAACTGCTTCAAATGAGTTTTATTTTTTGCTGGCAACAATGGTTCTAGTTGTTTGGCGCACCAATCCCGATACTCTTGTGTTTTTTTATATTTCCTAATTTTTTCGCGCATTCGAGTGCTATATTTCTTTTTCATTTTCTATTTCGTTTTCTAATATATATCCGATTACATCTAGCGCAGAATATCTCGTTCCAATGACAACTAATGTGCCCTCTGGCTCGAGAATACTAATATTAAGCCGGTAGTGGTCAAGGACCTTTTGACAGCCCTCAGGTGTTGCGGAATTTTTATCTGTATTTAGGTCATCGGCGATAATGGTATCAAAATGAGCCCCAGTCTTATTCGCTTCAATTCCAGATGCAACCACAGAGGGTTCTCTGACGTTTGCTGTGCGATTAGCTAGGGTTATTTCGCCTTCCCCCCAAGGTATTCCGCGAAGATCACCAAATAAATCCATCATCAATGGTTTTTCGAATATTGTTCTAATTTGTTTGATCCAATTCTTACTATTTGCGTATTTCTCACTATCGATAAGGATTCGAAGATTCGGATTGCGCAACAAAAGCCAAACAGAATAAGCAACAACACCGATGGAGCTTTTAAATGTTCCCCGTGGCATTACAATGAGCTTACGTTTTGTCTCACTCTCAAGGTTCTCGATCATATCGCCATGAGTGCGCCAAGTGATTTCATTAAAGCCGCAAAGGTATTTTGCAGTCATGTAGAGTGAGCTTTTAAACTCATCGCGTAGGAGTTCTTTGTGTATTTCATGATCTATTTCTGAACTATTTGGAATTTCCGGAAGGTTGGTTTCCATCAATTACCTCTGCGATTTGACCAGATAACAACGCAAAACCATACCAACGTGAGGAAAATTGGCATTGAATAGAATACGACGATGTCCCAAGAAATGACAGGTTTTGATAACTGAACTTTTAACAAATGCAGGACCCACACGGTCGAAGATACAAATTGAAAAATAAGAACAATAGCGATCAAGACTCCGGCAATTTTTGCCCTTTTTTCTCTGTGCAATTTATAACTCCTATTTTTTGGAGCTTAGCAGTCTAAGAATTTCTTTCAAATCTTTCTGCGTTTCGGCCTGTGCTTCCTGGAGATTCTTAACAATTGCATCGAACTCGTCGCGTCCGACGTGTTTGTTAAAAGTCACCCAGACCCGTTCGATATCTCTTTCAACTGAGGAGAGTCGGGCTGTGAGGATTCCCCAGGTGACTCCAGCGGAGACGACGGCGGCAATGACTGCGATGAAGTCTGAAGGGTTTGCAAACATTCTTGTTTTATTTTCTCAGCCGTAATTTGTTTAAGCAAAGAAATATTCTGCTCGCTCATTTCTGTGTTCATCTCAGTGCTGATGGTAGTGCTTTGTAACGAGGGTGGTTTTTGTAACCCGTACTCCATCAATTTATGAAGCATTGCTATTTTCAACGCTAGTTGCTGATTGTCCGATTCATCAAGTTGGTTGTATAAACGCCACCACTCGCCAGCGGCGTCGAGACCTAAATCATCAAGACGTCCCCAGAATTCGATTGATCGTTTTGCAGGGTTCCAACCCCCATTTCGTTTTTTGTGATGAAATCCCATATATAGTTTAATAAAAACAAATTAAGTCAAGTATTCTACATCGCGCCGCAATAATCATGAAATGGTTTTAAAACATATTCATAGAATATATCTGCGTGGGCTGCATTGATAAGAAACCAATCGCTTTCAATCTGTAGCCATATCATGAAACAACTCCTTTTTCAGGCGCCTCGGAGGGACTCGAACCCCCACGGTCTTCCCAAGTTACGTGGACTTTGGGAGTGCCCTACCTACTTAGGCGACGAGGCAATTACAGTTTAATGCATGCGCCCGATTCTTCGGCGTATTACTTTGGGCGATATTTTCTTTGAAACTGATGTGACTTTCTTGATGACCTCTAACGCCTGTTTTTCAAGCTCAGGGCTATTTTCTGCCTCAGCAATAGCCAAGCGCACGCATTTGCCACACAAGGCTGCTCCGTTGATCTTAGTGCGCAATCCGCAGCGTTTACAGTAGGTAACTTCATCTTTCATTTCAAACCCGTCAGATCAGCAAGCCATAGAAATAGCAGGCCAGCAATGAAAGAAAACCAGAATGCCAAAATTAGGTCCCACCACCTAGGCCTCATAAAATAAATTCTGAGGCGTCAAACGGTCAAGTCAAGGGGTAACCCTATCCGCGATAAAATCAATGGCGTCTGAGACCTTATGGAGCGCCTGGGAAGACCCAAAAGTATTATCCCTGATGTCAGATAGATTTTTATTAAGATCATTGAGCGCGTTTTTGAGATTATCCAAAGCAGCAAGTAAGTTGATTTCAAATTCAGTCATAGCCATAACTCCTTGTTTAATATTTAAACCATAGAACCACCAGCAACTGGGAGTAAATACTAGAGCGCACTGCGCTCTAGCTAAGAAGGTACGCTCGTGCTTCTTCTAGTACTCATCTTTTATTTTTATAAAATATATATATATGTATCTAAAAAGAAAAAAGACAAAAAACATGATCTATAAAGTTGAAATCATTGAAAAATATTCCATTTCAGAAAAAGGGAAATGAAACCCGAAAAAACGTAGGTTTTCATTAATACCCGAAACAAATTAGTCAAGAATAGGCATATTTTTGCGCACTTTGCGTTCCAAAAGGAACGCAGAAAAAACGCACTATTTTAGGCAAATTTTTCTTTCATGGGTCACCTTCGTCAAAACTCCCCGAAGGTCTAGAAGCGTTAAAGCTTCGTTTAATAATTTAAGGTCAGTATCTTTAAATCGGTTATAGAATTTCTTAAAGCCAATGAAATTCTTTTCCGGCGTAACCTTTCCAGTTTCCCTCAACTGGTTTATAAAAACAAGAATTTCTTCAGCGACCTTGTTAGCCTGATTTGAGCTTAGACCACCAGTCACCAACAATGCGTTTTCTATTGAAGCAAAGACAAATCCCATCGCGTCATCTAAATGTTTTTTGATGACTGTAATTTTTTTATCACTATATGAATCTTGAACAGATAAGTCGCTCCAAGCTAACGGTTGAACCAAAATGCAAATCATTTCAAATGCTCTCGAATACATCATCCTATAGATTGTCGATTTTGAGATATCGTCAACTCTTTGATTGCATTTTTGTCGAATCACTTCTACGTAGCCATCGAGGGAATCCTCTTTGGATGGCGCAATCGTAGAGCAAAGATTAATCTCGATCGGATTAGGTCGTTGAAGTTCTAACGTTGGTCCATCGCCTATAGGTGCGCTCATTGGGAAAAAATGCTTTAAAAAATCTGTAATCTCATAGAGATCATTCATGTCTTTTGGGCGTTTCTTACTTGTTGTTTTTTCATTAGCGTAAACGCATAAAAAACGAGTCAAAAGGCCATTTGCAAGCATTTCATAATTGACGTTTTGGACAAAGACATCGGGCTGTATCGCTGCCATCGTGCAAACCGCAGGGGCAAAGCATCTCCCCGTTTTTTCCCCCCTTGTCACTGCTTTAGTCCCAGGAAAAAAGCCCCCATTGATTGAAAATATTTTGACGAGCATTAAAGCTGCGCCATGGACTGGAGAATTTGAGCCTTTACTCATCTCTCGCATCGGTGCGGAAAATTCATCGAAACAATCCCAACGGAAGCGTTGCTCAGGGAAATCAATCGAGTAAGCAACATCAGAGACTAGTTTGGCAAGACCGTTTAAATTGTAATGCAAAAATTGTGGGCTTGTTAAAACACTTCGAATAAACCTTTGGGGTGCTTCTTTTCCAAGGCCAGTGTCGCCCATTAAAAGAACATTTAGTGTCGGCCAACGTCCTTGAAATTTCGTTCTACCGAGTAAAAAAACACAGATCAATTGTATCGCCGCAATATCGCAGAACGGTTTGACAGGGTCCCAACTCCTAGCCGCTATCCAGTCACTAATTATTTTGAGATTCCCATTTAATTCTGGAAACTGTTTAAGCTGAACTTTTTCAATGGGTGTAGGTTCGTCATCTTCAATTTCAATTGATACACGACCAGTTTTTTTTATTGATTTCTCAACTGAAGTCGCAAATCTTAAAGCATTTTCGTACCCTGTCGCTCCTCGTTTATTTTCTTTTTCATCATAAAATAGGGCATTATCTTTGTGGATGTTCACATCGAATTGCAAAAGTTTTTCCGCTATCTCCTCAATAGATTTCCCACTATCGAAAATCATTCCGGAAGCAATTTCTACAAGTCGATTATTTCGGCCTATATCTTTCGTTTTTTCCCCATGAAAAAGTGACTCAATATTTTTAATAAAACCGACGCCTGGAAATTCAGGCAATTCATCAATATGACTCGGCAATGCAACCAGACCAGTCCAGCTATAAGGTAGAAGCGTGTCTGGATGGATGGTAGGAGGTAAAACGCTTATTGTGCGATCGCTCAAGATTTCGATTTTTAGGTCATGTCTTTTGCAACTCTTAGCTTGTTCATTCCAGCGAAAAAATCTTGTCTCCCCTTTTTTTCCTCGTTTTATACAAGGAGAGGCAGGACAAAGCGCGAGGATATTTTCATCATCCGTATCGATATCAATTCCGACGATTTGAGAGATTTGGCCGCAGACGAGAGCGATACCAAGATCTTCATTATTCGACCACGCGGCACATTCTTTTTCTGTTGCCTTCGTATATTGAAACCGTGACCAATCTATCTGCGGGTATTTTTTTCCTTTATCGGTGTAAACAACTGAAAAACCGGCCTCGATGTATTTAAAGTAGTCTATTTTTTTGTGCATATATTTACCCCTTGTGTTTTAACGAAAAATGATCGAAATTTTAGATCACTGTTTAGGGGACTTAATTTACCCTGGCCGCTAATGAGAGATCAAAGGCGGCTTTTTTATTTCTAAAAACCCCTAGAAAAAAGCCATAATTTGCACAAACACAAAGCGTCAAACGGTCAAAGCGCACAGCGCTCACTAAAATTAATTAACGAAACTTAAAGCCGCTTAGATATAACGGCTTACATGAAAATCAGATCAACCAAAGACTCAAAGGCAACAACAGTTAAGGCGCTCGTTTATGGACCGGCAGGGATAGGAAAGACAACACTTGCGGGGACGTTAAAATCGAGGACGCTAATCATCTCGGCAGAGAGTGGATTACTTTCATTACAAAACAAGGAAATCGATGTAATTGACCTATCCTTGGACGATAATGACAAGCCGCTACCGAAATCAGAGCGTATTGCAAAACTAAGGAAAATCTATCAGTGGCTGACAACGGATGAAGTGATGAAAAAATATAAAGCAGTGTTCATCGACAGCTTAACTGAGATCAACATGAACATGCTTGAGTATTTACAGACTCAATTCCCCGACAGAAAAGACTCGCTTGTCATGTATGGCGAACTCAGTAAAAACATGAGGGCACTGATTACATTATTCAGGGATTTGCCGCATTATGATGTGATCTTTACAGCTCTTGCTGAGACAGAGAAAGATGAGAACGGTTTTAGATTTCAAACGGTGCAGCTTGTTGGATCGTTTGCCTCACGGATTACCGGGTACTTCGATGAAGTGTTTTATATGACGCACTCACTTGACGGCGAGAGGGTTTTATTGACGCAAAAAACCGATAGGATTATTGCGAAAGACCGATCTGGTAAGTTATCGACAGAAGAGAAACCTGATTTAGGAATAGTGTTAGAGAAGATTTTAAGTGAACCTAAGAAACCAGAAACAACAAACGAAACAAAAGGAGTTAAGTAATGTTTTTAGACCTAAGTGATGTCCCAAGTAATAACAACAAACCGAATTTCGACCCACTCCCCGAAGGCGAGTATGAGGTTAAAGTTGCGACAGCGATGGTAAAGGATGCGCCAAACAATACGCATACGACTTTAGCTGTTGATTTTGTAATTCAAAGCCCACAGAAACATTCAGGCCGTCATATATTTAAAGACTTCCACATTACGCATGCGAATGAGAAGGTAAAGGAAATTGCGCTTGAGCAGATTAAATCGATGCTTCAGTGTGCGGGTTGGAAATCTTATAAGATTCAAAGCCCTAACGAACTTACGCTCGTTCATGTCAATATTGTGACGAAACACCGGGAATACAATGGTAAAACCTATACAGAGATTAGATATTTTAAAGCACCTAGCCCAATTGCAGGACCGACTGAAACAAAAAACGACTTGTCAGACATCCCGTTTTAACTCAAACTGTAATCTCTCACTGTTGATTTCCTTTTAAATGGTTGAACTTCCTTCTTACAGAAGCCTACAAGCGACTACCTTGTGGGCTTTTTCTATTTGAGTTGGTCAATCGAGTTAACCACCTGAACAATCCCCCCAGCATCACGGACCTCATCAAGAAAACGCTGTTGATAATCAGTTAACTTTCCCACGGAACTCTTACACTCTACCGCTGTAAAAATCGCGACTTTCTGCCCGACCATTTCTGGGGTAATCACAACGCTTTTAAAGCCAAGTAAATCCGACCCCCCAGGATTAGCAACGCCGTATCGTATATAGCGATTGGCTAACCTATAGGCCCCGCAGTTGTTTCGCCAAAGCCTAAAGCCCATGCGTGGCAAGAGTATCAAGGCAGCGCGTAGAATGACGTTTTCTTTAACTTTCACAGATAAAACTTAACATTATTAAAGCCGCTTGATAAATACACATACCGTCAAAATTCTATTGCTATTCTAAGCCGCTTACATTAGTGTCACAGACATGAAGCCAACCGAAACAGCACGAAACGATATTGATTTTGAAACATACAAAGAGATGAAATGCACGAACCACAGTGCTCTTCTCACCTTTGCTAAAAGTCCAGCGCACTTTAAATATTACCACTTAGACGGTAACGAAAAGCCCGCAACTCCAGCGATGGAGTTAGGTACAGCGATTCATGAGGCGATTTTAGACCATAAAAGTTTTAAAGACTCGCAT